GCCAAATATGATCGACCCGTTGTATCTGGAAGCTCGTGGCAAGATATTCTCGAACAATCCGGTGCAGCTATGGTGTGCTTACGAGCCGATTCCATCGCAGAACTTGCTGAATCAGTTCGGCATCGACGCCCCGGATGAAATGAAGTTTGAGCTTAACTACCGGGCGGTATTGCAGAACGTGGGGCATCCACCCAAGATTGGCTCTCGCTTATTTACTCCACACTTGCGGGAGAATTGGGTAGTGGTGCAACGTAACCTGGGCGAGTTCAAAATGTGGGGCGCACTACGGTTGGAACTGATTTGTCAGCGGTTCCAGGAAGACGTGGTTACGGGCGAAGGGAAAGTCACCCAGAAACAACCTGACCTGAAGATCAAGATCGTTTAATCGAAAAGGAAACCAATATGCAGTCATTCTACCAATTCTACCAGAAGATGTTGAAAGAAGCAGCCCCGGCTGCTCCAGGAACTCCACCAGCAGGGGGCGCTCCAGGAACTCCACCAGCACCAGCAGGCGGCGCTCCGGGAACACCAGCACCAGCAGGCGGCGCTCCGGGAACACCACCGCCAGCAGGGGGCGCTCCGGGAACACCACCGGCAGGCGGCGGACAAGGCACAGCGCCCCCGGTTCCACCACCAGATCAGAATCTAGCACAAGCAGTAACGATGTTGACCAAAGTTACGGACCCGAAGGCAAAGCAGATGGTCGATCAATTCATGAAGCAGCTTCAGGGGGCAGGGATTCAAATCCCCGGCTCGCCGACTGCTCCACCAACGCCCACAGGTGGGGCGAAGCCCCCAGCACCGGGTACGCCTCCGGCTGGCGGGAATCAACCGGCTCCGGGAACTCCTCCTGCACCACCCAAGTAAATTGCTTGAATAACGAAGGTCGATGGACCTTTACAAAGAAGAACAAGGGTAGTTTTGGTTTCGGAAAAGAAGTCACAGGCGGGCCGATAATGAACACGGTCTGCTTATGACTTCTTTTCTTGATTTTGAACGCCTTCATGTTTCTTCCTCATCAACAGCTTGCGTCTGAACTTCTTTTTCCCTTCAACCTTCTGTCCTTCCGAGTCGATAAACGCCCGCAGTGCCTCAATACCGCCCTTAGCAAAGACAGCATTCATAACCTTGTATTTGTCATCGAAATTGTGACCCAGGTGATCGTGCCAGTCATTGTTGACGAAATTCTTGCAATACTTACTCACCTTATAGTCCTGGGCGTTGCGATCTTCCGCCTCTGCTCTCGTCATAACCTTCAAGTCATACGTCACCTTCTTGGGAACAACGAGAATTTGCCCGTATGGTTCGCCCTTCCTGAAGATTAGGGTTTGGCCAGGGATGGGATTCTTGAACACTACGAAGAAGATTTTCGACCACCACTCTGTCTGGATGTGACCAGCAATACAGCAAGGAGCGGTGTTGGTAGTATCAGTGTAGTACCTTGGGTGCGGTTCTAATCGCAAAACATATCCACTTGGCACTTTAATATCAAGAGATGAAGTCATGCCGAAGTGACCAGGAGCGAAGCTCATGAATGGCGGTAAGTTGGGGCAACTGGTTTGTTCGGCGCTGAAATCGCCGTCGAACTTCACTTTACCGTCCGCCATGCTGACATGGCATTCGGTGTCGAATGAGTAGCAGAGTTCCAAACCGTATGTTGATCCATCAACAAAGGGAGGGCAATGCCAGGGTTGGGGTTTATCCCCATCGGCATGATTGTTTGGCTCGCCAGCCCACCCTGGGATTTGCAACTTGATGGGACGAGGCGGAATGCCTTTGTACCAAGTTCGATATTTGATTTCCAGCTTGTCCATAATTCACTCGCATCAGGATACCTAATTGTAGGAGACGTAATGGCAAACAGTAACAGCAACCACACAGATCAGAAAAGCCTAAATGAGTGTAACCCGAAGGGGTCCAGCCCCGACGTGAACCTTGACCCGGCTCCACCTTATTGCGGCAAAGACCCCGACAAAGACCCGGACAACCTCCGAGGCATTAACGATGACAGCCTGAACTTCCTCAAGGACACGACCATGAAGAAGACGGGCTTCGGCGCTAGGGTCGATTGCGACCCTATGCAACGGGGACTCATTATTAACGACCTTGAGAACCCCGAAAGGCAAGTTCTTTACCGCTACTCCAAATCCATCCGTGGCACGGACGAGGCAATGCAGGATATGTTCAGCAACGTCGTGGTCATTGACGAAGACGGCAAGGCATGGCCGGTTCCGGTGATGCTTGGTCCGCCTGAGAAGGCGGTTGCCGCAATCGTACAGGACAATGTTCACAAAGATGAAACGCTCGTCGTGGACAGACTAAAGTTACCGTTACTAGCGCTTACGCAAACGAACATCGACTACGACCTCGACCGCTTCACCTATCACAAGGCCATTAACTTGTTTCGCAACGAGCAAGGAAGGCCCGGTTTGACAATGAGCGAGAAGTACAACAAGGACACAGTTTTTGGTTTGGCGAGGGGCGTGCCGGTCAACATGGGATACACAATAACGGCATGGACGATGTACCGTGAGGACATGAACCAAATAGTCGAACAAATTTTGACAAAATTCAGCCATGCGGCATACATACGAGTAACAGGCGTACCTTGGGAGGTAATCGTCAAGCTGGACTCAATCGCTAATAACCTGGAAGTTGAACCGGGGGACCAAGCGATCAGAGTGATTAAATACGAATTTAATATGACAGCACAGACATATATACCTCAACCGATTGAACGCAAGAAAGCTGTTCTGAAAATGAAGATTGACTTCGTTGACGGTATGACCGAGGAAGAAATTACTGAGGTTATGGCGAGAATAGAAGAATCTGTCAAGGAACTAGAATGTTAGAAATCAAAAACAAACAGAGATTTCCGGTTCAATTAGTGATTAGGTCCAGGACGGCTCCACGCTCTCTCACGGTGTTGAACATACCGGGTATTGGTTGCGGAAAAAATATTTATCTTCTCGAAGATGAAAGAGCAACTGAATACATAGATAGAGCAGAAAAGGATGGATTGATTTCCACAAGGCACATACCAAACAAGTTACGAAAGGGAGAATAAGACTATGGCGATTCTACAAGGGTTCCCGCCTTCTAACACAATTAGCCCAAGTGTTAGAATCACTGAGAAAGACTTGAGCTATAACGCTCCTGACCAGTCCTTCCACCGTGCGGGCTTGGTCGGCTTCGCTTCCAAGGGTCCAGTAAACCTGCCGACTCTTATTGCGACCAGCCGTCAATTGCACGTTACATTTGGACAACCACACCCGGACGTGGGCGATCCGTTCCTCATTTACGCCGCCGAGCAATACTTGCTTGTGGCTAATGAGCTATTCGTGGTGCGAGTTGCAGACACCGACCCGGTAAGCGACGAACAAGCATTGACCGCTCAGATTGCTGTTCCCGCCGCTGGAACCTTGGTCAAGATTGAGTCCGCAACTGCTGACCCGTATACATTTGCCGACGACTCCTTCTTCCGTTGGAGGCTTAACGGCGTCCTTTCTTCCAAGACCTTGGTTGTTTTGGCTGGAACATACAACGTAGACGTGTTGGTTGACGATCTCAATGCTCAACTTGACTTCGAGAACGACGGCATCAAGTTCTACATCACCAGCACAGACACCCTCGGTGTTCAGTCCGTGTGGGCATATGGACCAGACGCTTCACTCGAAATGGTTTCCGTCCAGAACGCCATCTATGGTGGTACGGTTCTCGCTGGAAACCCAACCGGCCTCGGCACTGGCATGACACAGGCTTCGGAAACTGGCACTGCTGCCAAGTATCCAGACGTAGCATACCAGCCTGCTGGTGTCTATAACTTCACAGGTTTGACCAATCTGAACATTCAGATCGTCGTGGACGGCACGGACAACGTGTTGATCGACGGCATCGTTCAGGTCATCGACTTGGCAGCATTGGAAGGTGTCTCGACCAACACCATCGCCCAAGTCGTCACAGCGATCAACGCTGAGAAGACGGTAAACGGTGGAACGCTCCCTGGCGGTTGGACGGCTGTAGCGGTTGGCAACAACTTACAGTTCAATACTGACCACCACGGTCGGGACGCCCGCCTGCGAATCAAGCCTGACAGCACAGCCGAAGTCATCTTTGGCCTCGACACCACCACCCACATTGGCACAAGCCCGGAAGGTGTGACTGGTGCGGTGGGCATTGCAAGCTACGGCATCGTAACTGGCGGCGTTGGTACTTCTGCGACCACCTTCACGATAAAAGCCGACAGCCCAGGCATCGACGGCAATCAGACACAGGTAAAAATCACAAACGACAGCCGTGAGAATCACTTCGTCATGGAAGTCTTCAACAATGGCGTCTCCGTGGAGGCATGGGGCGGTCTGACGAAGAACATAGTCAGTCGGTTCTATGTTGAAACATACATGGCCTTGGTGTCGGACTTCATCCGAGTTGATGACGTACCAGCAGAAGGCGCTGGTCCTTTGAACGGCACTTACAACTTGGCTGGCGGCACAGACGGTATTCCGGCTGACCCGGACGCCCAAGACGCATTGCTCATCGGTTCAGCGGTTGGCTACACCGGACTCTACACGATGTCCGAGCCAGAGCAGATCGACATCGACTTGCTCGCCGTTCCTGGACACTCCAGCACTTCGGTTGTGACCGCTATGTTGGACTTCTGCCAGAACACCCGTATGGACTGCTTGGCAATCGTTGATCCGCCATTCGGCCTAACGGTTGGCGAAATCATGGATTGGCAGAACGGTACTCACCCATTGAATCTCACCCGCTTCGACTCCGACTTCGGTGCAATGTACTGGCCGTGGGTCAAGCTGCGTGACAATTTCAACCGGGTTGACGTATGGGTTCCGCCAAGCGGCTCGATCATGGCAGTTATTGCTCGTAGCGACTTCTTGTCTAAGCCTTGGTTCGCACCGGCTGGTATGACTCGTGGTATCGTTCCTGCGATCACCGACGTTTACAGCCGTCCGACGCTTGCCGAGCGTGACCTGATGTACGGCAACCGCAACTGCATCAATCCAATCGTTCACTTCAACGATGTTGACGGCTTCCTGGTATGGGGCCAAAAGACCCTCCAGCGTCGTCCGACAGCTTTGGACCGTGTAAACGTGCGGCGGTTGATGTTCTACCTAGAGAAGAGAATTCGTGCGGCCAGCCGCCAGTTACTCTTCGATCCAAACGACGAGACGTTCCAGCGCAAGTTTGTGAGCATTGCTACACAAATCCTGCGTGAAGTTCAGGTGGGTCGGGGCGTGACCGACTTCATCATCAAGGCTGATGCCGAGTTGAATACTCCTGACGTGATCGACCGTAATGAGTTCCGGGCGCAAATCGGTGTACAGCCGACACGAGCCGCAGAATTCATCTTCATCGAGTTCTCGATTCACCGCACAGGTAGCTTCACGGAGAATGCGGATACCTTCTAACAACGGGTTTAACGAAACGAGTAAGAACACAAGGAGATAATTATGGCACGATCAGGTAGTGGACGTGATATGGGCTTGGGCCTTTTGGCCGGTCCTGATCTAGTCTTCAAAAGAAAATACAGATGGACCTTCGAGGTCCAGCCGTACTGCGGCTACGCAATTCCTGCTCACTTCGTTAAGTTGGCTTCACGGCCTAACCTGACGATTGAGGAAACAGAAATCAACTTCTTGCACGGCAAGATGTGGATTCCTGGTAAGGGAAGCTGGGAAACCATCACTGTCACATACTATGACATTGGCAATGGCGGAAACGGCATTTCAGGTTTGTTCAGTTGGCTCGCAACGGTTTACAACTTCACCGACCCTGTTGGTCTACACCAGTCCTCGAAGAGAGGCGCTGGCCAGGGATCACGAGGCTACTCCGCAGACGGCACGCTCCAGCTATTTGATGGTT